CCGTGCCTTACGGGCCACGGTTTGAATCCCACACCCTCGGTGCGGGTTGCAGGTTTACCCTGACTGGCAGCTCATACTGAGGTAAAGTCTCCTGGATGGTGAGTTCTGCTACTTCTCTATCGATCATGGTAGACGAATGCCAGTGATGTAAACTACGGAGGGCACCATACGACCGCTTGTGTCGCATCTGCCTGATGATCTGGTTTACATACTTCTTGGCGTTCGGATGATCCGGACGAACGTAGCATTTCCCACTTTCTAATCGCTCCTTAAGAAGGGCGTGGAGGCCACCGGCTTTCGACAGCGCGTTTCTCGCGCGTTGCCGCCTGCCGTCGTGGTTCTTTATTACCTTCTGAAAGGCTTTGATGTCTGGCTTTTGCAAGGGCCGGTGTAGACGACGCCTCTGCCAGTCATGGAAGTGCTTCCTTGCGAAGCACTCCACTGACTCTAGGGCGACACCGGACTCTGCGAGGGGAATCTCGCGGATCACTTCCATCGCTTGACGTAGCATCTTGTTCTCCCCTGATGAGGTGAGGTTGATCCCCCCCTCTAGGAAATAAGATACCACGTTAAGCACGTCTGGTGGAAGAGATCCTCCCCCTGCATCCTTGTACAGACCTCTAGTCTTTGGCCCTAGGGATAGGCTTTTCAGTGTGCTATGGACAAGCCAGCGAATCGGTCGTACGGCCGACACTTTACAAAGTCGGTCGTGAGACAGACGGCCTTTATCGCCGCCATAGCTTCTGAACCCAGAAGCCTCCCCTAGACGGATCAGAGGAAGTACGACCGCTGCGTGCTCGCGTAGTCTACCAACTATGCGCTCGCAGAACACTCCTGCTTCAGAACTCCGAAAGGATTTTGAGACGTTCGGAACGAGTCCGAACGTACGCAGGTTTGCTTCATAGCGGTCGCACACGTCCTCTGGCCAAAGAGCGGTTAGATCATCACCACACACTTTGAAGGAGTCCTCAGGTGCACCAGCCTTATGTGCACAGAATGCGTTGAGAAGGCAAAGGGCGGTCCAGCCAGGACCCACCCCCATCAATGCCCCGCATTTCGTCACATAGGATTGGCCCTCGTGTATCAGTTCTTGTTCACCAAGCACATGTTCTACACCTGATTTGAACCAGGTTGGCAGTCCAGTTACGGCACGCTGTACTGCCTGGAATATGTGATGGACAAGTTTCACTGACATGGGGTCTGTGCTCTTCGAAAGGTCTGCAGAGTAGATGATCTTCGGCTCATGGTGATGAGCGTTGATCAGATAGTACTTCTTGTAGTCCTTGAGCGCATGACGTGTTACTGAGAACTTCTTCAAGTGTGGCAAGAGAAGTGAATTCATCGCCTTCGCTACCCACATTACTGACGCAGTGTGTAGCGTAGCAACTCGTATTTTGCCGGTTGGCTCAACGATCGGTAGTATCTTACATTGCCTCCTTCTCGGAAGGGAGGCCAAGGTACGTTCGAATCGAGTTGCGAAAGACGGTCGAACCGCGTTCTGGTAGCTCTCTGGTACCTGTCCTTCCTGTAATTGGTCAGGTTGACAGATATCAAGGTACCACCCGGCGCGGATTTCACGTGTGTACGCAGAACAGTGCTTCAAGTTAGGATCCGCATCAAGGATGTCGCTAAGTTCAGGTTGACCGAAATCTAGATCAATCTGTTTATACGCGCCACCCTTCGATCCGGGGAGCTCGAAGCAAGACTTCTCACTGGGACACGGCAGTCTCTGCTCGTTGTTGCATGATCCGCGGAGTTTATCTATGATATACTCCGTCAGTTCGGACATGATTGCAGCGTCGGGCAGAGGTGTCTCAGTGGTAATTCTGTGTAGACACTCATTCACTTCTTTTGTGATGTCAGATTTTGGCGGACACGGAACGTGCAGTGCCCGAGACACTGTACTCGCTACGAAGAGATAGCTTCTCTTCGTGCCTCGGAGTGGGAGGGGTCCCATCCCGAGAATCGCGTTCGTCCGTAGTATTGCGCTATACTTCTTACCCCATCGGTAAGCGCCAATGTGACAGAACTCATATGAGTGCGAGAGATACTTCGCTAGTATTCTCTTGTTACGAGGACTATGGATGCTGCCTCGGATCTTACCGTAGGAAAGCTCAAGTGTAGCGCGTATTACGCGCCAGTTAAGGCGCAAATATTTGACATTACTTTGGATGAATCCAGGAGCTTTTCCGGCAATATACCCGGAAAATAAGGTAGATCTCTTCCCTCCGGGGAAGAGACGACGGCACAAGCAAGCGAGTGTATTTACTGTTGAGAGTACACTTCGCTGACCGTGCGTCCTTATCTGAGCAGGTTTGGCCTGTCTCGTGGTGGTGGAGCTTGATGT